CCTATCCCTTGTAGGCTGTGTATTTCGGCCTGCGCCGGTATGATAAGGCTATCGGCGGCTGTTAAGGCGTTCACGGTCAAAGCGCCCAATGCCGGCGGGGTGTCAATGATAAAGAAGTCATAGAACGGCTTAAGAGGCTCGATAGCTTCCTTTAGCCTGTACTCCTTCCCCGTTCCTGTAATCGCTATATCAGCGTTAGAAAGGGCGGGGCTTCCGGCTAGAAGGTCGCCCTGGTCGGTTTCTATAATGGCTTCCAGGGCGTTATGGCTGCCTGTTAAAAGGCTGTACGTTGATATCGGGGCATCGTCTACGCCTAGATCATAGGTTAGGTTACATTGGCTATCTAGATCTATAAAAAGCACTTTGTAGCCTTTGCGCCTAAGCCCTGCGCCTATTGCATGGGCTGTAACGGTCTTACCTGCTCCGCCCCGTCTGTTTACAATGGCTATGACTTCCTTCATCTTTGCTGCTCTTCTCTTATGCTTCTGCGTATATCTGTATGTGTATGTCTGTATATCCATTTGCGCATATAGTATGCCCTAAGCATTAAATATGCTGCTACTTATCGTTTCCTCGCATCTGTTCTTTGCCCTGTCTAAGTTATGGGCGTATATCTGGGTGGTGCTTATGTTTTCATGCCTGGCAAACTGCTGCACTTCCTGCAGCGTGTTGCCGCCTATAAGAGAAAGCGTAACGGCTGTATGTCTTAGGCTGTGAGCGGTTAAGCGGTCTGAATCAAAGCCGGCGTTTTTCAGTCTCTGCTTTACTATCCCGCTTATGCTCCTGGTGCTTAGCCTTTTCCCCTGGCTGTTGTTGCTCAACGATGTAAAAAGCGCTTCCTCTTTTGCCGGCTTCCGCCTGGTCTTGATGTAGTCTCTTAACGCTGCTTCTACTACCGGCGTTACCTTGATATAGTCGGCCTTTTCATCTTTGCCCTTGCCTTGAATGTAAAGTACCGTGCTGTCGCCTAACGTTCTTAGATCTTCGATGTTTGCCCTGTGAATCTCTATATCTCTTAGGCCGCCCGTTACCATAAGCGCCAATATCGCATAGTCTCGCTTGCCGGCCGCTGTGTTGCGTTCTACGGCATCTAATACCTGTTGCATCTGGTCGCTTGTTAAATGGTCTTTTTTGTGGTCTCTGCTGATCGTTGCGCCCTTGATTCTTTGCGCTATATTCGGATATAAGCCCGCTTGCTCTGTCCATTGAAAGAATAACCTGACGGCTACTATATAGCTTTGAACGGTTGCCGGCTTGTAGTTTTCTCTTAGATAGCTTCTATAGTTTAAGATGTCCTGCCGTGTCGGGCTGTGTATGCCTTCCTGGTGTAAATACAAAGCAAAGCGCCTTATGTTGCTTATATAGGCTTTCACGGTTCGGGGCTTAGCGTCTATGTAGCTTTCAAACTGATCTATCAGCGCATAACTTAGCGGCTGCACTTCAACGGGGGCGGCCGCTCTTCCCGCTGTTATCTGCATGTCTCTATGTGAATACATATATGCGCCTCTTCCTATGCGTATACGTTTATGCGTATGCGTGTATGTGTGTCCGTCTCTTGAGCTTTGGCGGGTAAAGAGAGTATATCACACTAATTTCACATATACAAACATTATTTTCATATAACTGCTTAAATATGTTAGTTTTTATCTGATTCCGCCGTGTGCGCCATTTTGGTGCATGCGGTCAAACTCTCTGTAGGTATCGGGTGGTCGACATTTTGTCGACCACCACTTTCGTATTGATTCCCCTTGAATTGAGCAGCAATAAATCTGCCGTTCTGCCGGTGGGTCGGCTTCCGACTCCTCGGGTAATTTTCCTGCCTTCGTTTATCGGTTGATTGTGTAACGCCTTGCGTTCCCGTAGAATATAAAGCCCCCGTAACGGCTCTAGCGTCGTTTTAAGGGGCTTTGTTTCCTTGTAGGGGTAAATCCCTTAGGAGGCCGTTAAAACGCTTTTTAGCGCCATTCTCGACGGCCGTTTTTCTTATTGCTCTCTATCTCGCGCCCGTTATTTGTTCATTGCCTCAACTCTGGCGTTTGCTTCACGTCTGCGCCTGTCCTCTTCCGCAATACGCATATGCTCTCTTAGGAGTTCATAGCCTTTCTGTAAATCGGCCTTAAATTTGACTTCATCAAGCGGTAGAGTACCGACGTTATAAGGGTTATTCATGTTAGCGACTTCTCGCTTGGCTTGATCTGCGGCATATATGGCGGCTATATCGATGTCTAGATCGATAAATTTGTAATAACGCTGGGCCATTTTTATAAGCCTTTCCCTTTCTTCCGCTTCCTCCCGTTTCTTATCAAACTTTTTTTTGGCTTCTCTCTCTAAATAACGCATCTGGGCGTCTGGCTCCCATAGGTCAAAGTTTTCTTTGGCGTACTCTTCCGCAAGATACACAAATGCCGCATACATTGACGCTAAGCCGCCTTCAACGCTTATTGGAATCTGCTTGCCTGTCGGTGATTCCTTGCTCATTTCACACGCCACGCTGTTTCTGCTCCTTCTAAGAATGACGATCTCGGCCAATGCGTCAAGATAAGCCCTAGAAGCTTCTACTGCTTTCCCTTTTGCCGCTCTAATTGCTTGCTCATAGGAAGGCGATACTTGATTGTGGTACTGTGATTTGACTAAATCGCCTATGCGACGGTCATAATCCGGTAAATACCATTCCTGCTCTTTGGCTGATCGCTCAAGCTGTTCTATCTCATCCTCTAAGCGGTGAATGTCCGGTATGTGATTATTTCTCTTTGCCTGGTTAAGCTCCCGCCTGGCTTGCTCCAGGCGCTTTTCTGTCCTCTGCAGCTCTGCCTTCCTTGCGTCTCGCTCGTCAATAAGCATCTGCGTTTGCCCGTTTAGTTTATACGGCTTTTTCTCTGTTGTCGTTTCCGTTGCCGTTTCCGGCTTCTTGTCTTTCTTGTTCATTGTTTTTCCTTTCTGTTGGTTCAGTTTGTTATATGTTTTCATCGGCTCTCTTTTGTGCTGCCTTAATCATTGCTGCAATAAAGCCTTCCAGTGCAGCCTGTTTGTTGTTCACGGCATGGCCAATATCCGTTGATTGCTTTAGCAATTCCTTTGTTTCTTCCTTGCCTTTTCCATAATCCATAGATGATATGATTCGGTCGGCTAGCCCTAGTTCTACACATTCATTGGCCGTTAGCCATGTTTCATTAGCCATAAGCTGCTCTAGCTTCGCGGCGGTGAGCTTGCCCTTTGCACGTTCCAGGTATACGGCTTTGTTGCCGGTCATAATGCGGTCTAAATCATCTGCCGCCTTCCGTAGCTCCTTAGCATTGCCAATTACAGCTATCCACATGCTATGCAGCATTTGCATTGCGCCCGTTAGCATGTATGTTTCATCACATGCGGTTATGACAAATGAAGCGGCGCTAGCTGCCCATCCGTCTACGTATGCTGTTTTGTGTGCCGGATGTCTGAGCAAATGCCCTCTAATCCCCATAGCTTCAATGACTGATCCCCCGCTAGAATTAACGTATAGATTGATCTGTTTAGCGTCTGGGTGTTCTTTCAACACATCGTAGTAATACCTTGCCGATGTTTCTGACTTGGTTTTCTTGCCCGTTCGGGCGTCTACTTGATCCCCCTGTATAACGTCGTACAAGTAGATATCAATCGTTTTGTTATCTTCCCGCTGTTGAGCGTTTATTACCTGCTCAATCCTCCGCCCCTCTAAAAAAAGCGGTTGCTGTGATATTTCCATTCAGCGCCTTCCTCTCTCAAGCTTCCTAGTTCATGTAGTACTTCGATGTCGTCTACATAGAACACATTTCTAATCCGCTCCATATCATCTAGGCGTTGCCGCCACGCTCTGATACTTCCGGTTACTATTACCCTGCTCCCTTCTTCTATGAGATCAGTTAAATATTTACGTGAGTTCGTGATCGTGCATACAAGCTCTCTTGCCCCTGCCCTTATGGTGAACAAGCAAGATTTTTCGCCTTTGTAAACTATTTCGCTTACTTCCCCTTTGACTTTCAAATGAATCATTTTCTACTGCTCCTTGATCGCTGCCGCCCGTCTTTTACAGGCTTTCATCTATGCGGCCGTCGCTTGCTTCCTGCGTGTTGATCTGCAGCTGTTTAAGGATAGATAGCATTTGACGGTTTACCGCTACCTTTTCTTTAATTGAAGGGTTGCGCTTAACTGTCATAACGCCAACACTACTAGGCGTTTCTACGATGATTCCCCGCTCCTTGATGTCCTTGTCTAGCAGCCTGTCAATATCCCATAACTCCATGTACTTATCTATGAGATCCACGAAGCACGCTACATCTGCGCCTTTGAGTATTAACTGCTCTATCAGTGATTCATATACGGCCTTTTTAGATTTCCTTCTTGCCATAACAAGCCCCCTTTCTTTCCGTTGATTTCCTCGCCTATCCCTGCGTTCCTCTAGAGATAAGCGCCCTAAGATCTGCATCCGATACCCGCCAATATTTACCAATTTTTACGGCGTTAAGCTTGCCCTGCTTTATGTATGTGTACAGGGTGCGTCTGGTTAATTTAAGGGCATCCGCTACCTCGTTTAGCGTGTAAAAGGTTATATCTGGCATGAGTTACCCCCTTTCTTAGCGGCTTTTTGTGTGCCTATACCTTCATGCGCTTTGTTCTTCCGTTCCACATCTGCGCCTATCTGTAGGCGTATATGTGTATACGTATATGCGTATCTGTAGCTATTATACTACATTTGTTTCAGCGGTCAAACATTGTTTTCATAAACGGTCATGTTATGCCCTAGTTCCTGGGTGATAGGAGAGAAAGCGGCCTATAAAGCGTATGCCTGGCCGGTTCGTGGTCTGTGTGAAAGTTAAAAATAAAAAATGAGAATTAAAAAGCAAAGAATTTGCGCTGTCGTGTCCCCCCGCCGACTGACGCCCCCCTCTTATTTTCCCGTTTTTATTCAATGGGGGTGTCATTATGCAAGTTCATAGGTGGGTTGTTGTATACATGTATATTTCTTTATCGCTAATGCGTGAACGTCAAGATGATCTGCAGCTAAGCGCTGCTACCATCGGCCGCCCTACCCCCCTGGCGTGGTGGTATAGGTGTTAGGCTTGCAGCCGTTGACTCTCTACGCTGTCGCCATCGGCCTGGGGCGGGCGCTGACTATTTGCAAGGTTGCTTGCAGCGCTTACTACGTCGCCTTGCTGCAGCTCGCCAAGCCTGTAGATAGAAGCTCTATATGCCTTCTTTAATCCGCTTTTAGGCTCTGGTGGCGTGGTCTATGTGGGTGGGTGGGCATTATCTCTTTGGCTCAAGCCTTACTATATATAAGCTAATAAGCATAGAGATTAAGATAGATAATGCTATTAAACATAGAGATACGATAATTTATATACGCTACTAAGCATACAAGTTAAGGTATCTTATATACGCCAATAAACATACAAGATACGGTATCTATAGCTTGATATACATACAGTATGTTAGCGCTCTGCTCTTTGCTAACGCGCAAGCATCGGATATGGATATCCACGGCCTTAGCCTTACTTGTTAGGGGTTGCCCCTAATACCCCGCATGGTTATTTGCTACTGCAAACTACTGTAAAGCTACTGTAAACAGGCCGCTAGGCTGGCTGTGTTATTCGTTGTTATTTAACGTTAAATAACACTGCTTAACGCCTGGCTATGCTCATGCAATGCGCTTGCATTGCTTACGCTATGCGCTTGCATACGGCTGCCGCTCCGTTCCTGATTGGTTGGTACTTTTTCTTTCTCTTCTTCTTCGTCAAAGTCTAGGTGCTTTATCAACGGTTCATAGGCCGCCCGTATTCGTTCCAGGGGTGTAAAATCTATATCCATTGCTCTAGCCCTATTCTTCCTGCGCTTCTTGAAAGTAGTTAAACATGGGGTAGTACTCGTATGTAATTTTGCTGCCCGTTCTTCCGTTCCGGTTCTTCAATATGATTAGCTCAACTTCCCTAGGGTTCTTGTCTTTCGCTTCGTTCACGTCAAAGTCTTTGTTGCCTGCGCCTTTAAGCTGCAAGCCGATTAGACAATCTGAACCGTATTCAATCGCCCCGCTTTCCTTAAACGCTTCCATAGATACCTTTTGGCTGTAGCTCATGCGGTTAAAGCTGCTAATGCCTATTACGGGCGTTTTGAAGTCTCTACTAATGCGCTTAAGCTCTAGCACGGCCTTATCTATGATTTGTTTGTCGGTCGCCCTGGGGTCATGCGGCGCTAAGATCTGTACGTAGTCAATGACTACTACGGGCGTATTGCCGGTATATTCTATGTGCTTTTTTACCGTGTCTCTCACGGCTGCAGCGCCTATATCGCCTACCCCTTCAACGATGTAAATATGATTAGCGTAGCTTTTGTAATGGTTTGTGGCTTGCTTTATCAGCTCTATTTCTGCGTCGCTGTAATGGGCATATCTAGAACCGGCCGTTATCCCTCTTACTGTTTTTGCGTTCCTGGTACTTGTCTGATTGATAAAAGAATTGATTAAGGTTAAGCGGCTTATGCTCTTTGCCATTAGTTCAGTACGTGCCATTTCCAGGCTAAATATGATAACGTCTTTGCGCTCCCATTCCGCTATCTGATCTGCTATCTGCGTTACTAGCGTAGTTTTGCCTAGTGAAGAGATCGCCCCTACAATGTAAAGCCCTTCATAAAGCCCGCCATCTAGTACGCTGTCAAGCCCGCTAAAACCGGTTCTAATGGCTGGTGTGTTGGCGCTTTCGCCTATCCCGTTTATGAAGTCTTGAATATGGTATGCGGCGCTGTTCTTTTCGTACTCTTCTTTTTGTTTCTGCTTTATTGTTTCTTCGATATTCTCAACGGCCTGTACCTGTTCGACGAAAGCCGCCCTATCGCTCATTAAAGCGGCGTTAGCGTCTTTATGGCCGTTGTATATGTCCTGCCTGTAAAAGGGCACTTTAAGCCGCTCTAGCTCTCTTTCAAGCTTTGCGGCCGTTTCCTCGCCCTCTTCGTCGTTATCCAGGGCAATAATTAGCGGGGCTTTCGGTTCTTCCTGCCTGTTCTCTAGAAGCTTTACAAGCTGCCTGTAATTGCTAGTGCTGCCTAATCCTATGGCCTGGCCGCCCGCCTCTATCACGCTTAATGCGTCTATCTCGCCTTCTACGACTATTACCGGCTTGTCGGTCTCATAGATCCTGTTAATTGCTTTGCCGTTAAATAAAACGCTGCTACCCCTGTTTCTGTAGCGGTCGCCCTTATTGGCGTTCTCGCTTGTATTACGGGCTACATAGCTATTTACGCCTGTAGGAATAATGAGCGCTTGCCATGTGCGGCCGCCTGTTCCCCGTGTATAGCTAGGGTCGTACCCTATCATGTATTTTGCGGCTGTCTCTGCGCTTATCCCTCTGCGTTCTAGGTAGCTTGTCTGCTGCAACTTATCAGCGCATTTTTTGTAATAGGCTGTAAAATCTACCCGCTTTTCGGTCTTTGGCTCTGCCGTGATTGTGTCGTTCCAGTCTAGCGCCCTTTCGTCTGGCGCTGCGCCTTTATGGTCGCTATCTATCGTTATTCCGTAAAGCTCATACGCTTTATTGAAGATCGCCCCGTTATCTGTTAGCCCGTAGTCAATGCCTATAAGGTCGAATATGTCATAGCTTACCCCGCAAGCAAAGCACTTTACCCGCTTCGTTTCTTCGTGATATGCCATGCTAGGGTTTTTATCCTCATGGTTAGGGTTCAAGCAGCTAAAATTCTTCTTAGTGTTGATACCCTTCTTTGCTAGATATTCTTCTAGCTTGTCTTTTACTATTGCCTTTGCCTGGTCTCTGTTCATGTGGTTGCCTTCCCTTCATGTTCTCTAGCGTGTCTTTGTTGGTCGGTATGTCGCATTAAAGCTGCAGCATTTCATTTCTTAGCGCCTGTATCTGCGCCTGTTTTTCTCTGCTAAATGTTGCGCCCTCGATGTCGCCCCGCTCCCTGCTGTCTATTTCCAGTCTGTTAAAATGCCGGTAGTACGCTTGCAAGCTGTCTATAATCAGCTGCAGCTCTGCGTCTGTGAAAGATATTAGGTTGCTGTAAATTTTCATGCTTCCTGCCCCTGGTGGCTCTTCCTTTTACCGGCGTGTTTTTTGCCTGTAAAAAGAGGGTTTGTGGTGATCTCTCCTTGATTATACGAAGCGCCCGCCCCGTCTAAACGGGGGCGGCGCTCCTAATAGTACTAAAAGTACTAATAGTACTGAATTTTTTTGAGCGCTGTAATGCCGTGATACCAGGGGTTTCAAAAATTTTTGCACCAGTAACTACCCCCTATTGCACCAGTAACTACCCCCTATTGCACCAGTAACTACCCCCTATTTATACACATGCTTATATACATATACACATATACACGTATAAAAATCTGGGGGGTTATTTTGCCCCCCTAGATCCTCTAGTTTGACTTCTTTTTACCGGCCTTTATAGTCGCCTGTTTTTCTTCTTCAAGTTTTTTAAGTATGTCATCGTGGTTAGGGGCGTTCGTCATTTCAAACTGTAGCAATGTATCTGCCCATGTCTCGTAGTCTGCGAAGTCTGCATCTGCATCTTCCAGGGTCTCGCCTTTCGGTTTACAGTACCGCCAATCCTTTAGGAAATTGATCTGCGTTAAGTGATCTAGCGCATTTTCTAGCGGTTCTTTTAGTCGCTCTTCCCAACTCTTGCGGGTCTTTACAACTTCCTCATAGGTCGGTAGCGTTGTTTCTTCTAGCAAGGTTATTACCTTCAAGCGGTCATGCGTTCCCTTTTTGTGGTTATTGTAAATACTGTAGTGCCATGCCATTTTAAGCCCTATGCTGTATGCGTTCGGGCTTCTTGCATCTACGCCTAATAAGGCTATGGGGTACTGCATTATTGTTGATTTTACAAGATACTCGCTAAAAAGCGGATCGAACGACATGTAAATATATCCCTGTTGAATTACAGACGATCCTATAACGCCTATATCATAGAAGGCGTTAGATCCTCTAAATTTTATACTCGGATCTTCCCATGACATGGTTAAAGATTTGAGTATTTGTAGATCGTTTCTTATTTTTCTGGTAGCGTCTTTTAGGGCGTTTGCCGCTCTTCTTTTTTCCTTTGCCTGTTCCTTTGGTGTTGTTTTTTCCTGCTCCGTGACATTATATCCGCAACTCGTACAATATCCTTCTAACGGTATAGATACGATATATTTCATGCTTTGCGCTTTTAGGTTGCTTTCATTGTTTAAGCGTGTGAGTTCTTTAATTCCTACCATAAGCAGCTTATGCGTATTAACGCCTAATGCCCCTTTAAGTTCTTCAAACCTGCTTAATTCAAATTTAACGCCTTTGCCCTCTATCTTGGCCGTTCCAGTTATAGGGTTTATATTGTCCTTTCTAATCATTCGACTACTCATCGTTGCTAGACTTCTAGTAGGCTTGCCGTGATAGATAGGGAAAAAGGCGTCTGTAGTTAAGGGTAGCGGCGGGTCAAACCTTTGTTTTGTTGGCGCGGTAGCGTCATACTTAGACATGGCATCAAGAAAGGGCTTTCTTGCTACGGCCGCTATGATATAGTCGTTTATTTCTTTAATGGCCGCGTCGTGGTTCTTCAAAGCATCAAAGTGAAGATGTAAATGTGTCCGTATTCGCTCGATAGTCCACGCTGAATCTAATAGAAAGCCCTCGCCTTCCTTTGACGCATCGCCGGCCTTTAGATGATTTTCTACACGTTCTAGCGTGTCTTGCATCCCGTTGAGCATGTAAAACATTGCTTGGTAGATATCATCTATAATCGCTTCCGTTTGCTCCTTAGCGTTTTGTACAATGCTTTTTACGCTGCTGCTTACCTTGCTAAATTCTCTTTGCTCGGCTTGGTTGTAGATTGCTGCCCGTGCCTTAAATAGCTCATAATCTAGCTCTGTTGCTTCTTTTATAGCGTTCTTATATTCCTCGCTGTCCTTGGTGCTCTCTCTAATAATCTGATTTAATCTATCAAGCTTCGCGCCTGCAACTCTGCCTAACTTTTTCAGCTGTTGCTCTTCCTGCTCGGTGTACTTAACTATCATGTTTCGGCTTCCCCTCTAATTGGTTTTCCGCTGCGTTCTTTAAGGCGTTGTTAAACTCTTCGCTTTCAAATAGGGTTACTAGATCGATCGCCCCTACAAATGCGTCAAACATTAAGACAAACGGCGCTTGTTCGCTTTCTATTTCTGGGTAGGCTTCCATGAATTCGGCATTAAAGCGCCTACAATCGCCTAACTTTTCGGCTTTTGCTCTTAATAAGTTCAGCCATGTTTCAAACGCAAATAGCATTTTTTCAAAGCTTAAGGGCTTGCTATTGGCCGGCTGCCGCGTCTCTTCTTTTTTGTCATTGGCTTTCTGCCCTTTTGCCTCTCTCTTAGCGGTTCTATAACCTAAAACAAATGCGCCCTTCATTGCATACATTAGGGTCTCGTGCAGCCTGGTTTCCCCGTTTTCGTCTTTGCCCATTTCTACGACTGCTTGAAGATCCCTTAGGTAAAATGCGCCTTGTCTGTTCGTGCCTTTGTTAAAGCCTCTTTTTTCGTATTCCTTAATTGCGTTTATAAATCTATTGTTCCCGTTCATTTTTTAACTATGCTCCTTTTTTATGGTGTGGTGAATATGGGGCATAGCCTGTTATACTGTATATAGCTATGCCCCTTTGCTCTAGCGTGCATGTGGTATTGCTGTTTGCAAGGTTGCTAGGTTAGAAGATGTGCCTAGTAACCTTGCTTTTTGTCCGTTCATGTTCCCGTGTCAAATGGCCTGTGCTTCATCTGGTTGCCCCCTTTCTTTTATAGGCGTTTGCGCATTTTTCTGTTTATTCCTCGCTATCATCTGATTTCATGTGGTTTCAAATGATTTCTGATGATTCCCTGTCTAATCGAAGTTAAGACTTTTCGCTCCGATAAGTAGGGTTTTCTCTGTGATAATTCCTCGGTTCATTCTCTGCTTGTTTGCTAACTCTTTTTGTGTAACATTCCTGTAATATTTCAAACTGCCCCTTTCTGCGGCATGTTTGGCCTTAGATATTGCGCCCCCTTCCGGCGCTTTCCTCACTTTTCGTTTAGTTTCATCTATTCCCTGCGTTCTACTTCCGCTAATGGTATTTATACGAAGTAAAACAAGCTGCAGCGGTTTATACGGCCGGCGTTTCCTTGTATTGCAAGAAAGCTTTAAGATCTGGTTCGTTTACTCGCCATTCCTTGCCAATCTTCACGGCCGGCAAACTTCCGTTTTTGATGTAGTTATAAATCGTTCTTCTTGTAACCTGTAGTATCTCTGTTAGTTCTAATACTGTGTATGCCCTTACCCTATCCATTAGATCGCCCCTCTGCTTTCCGCATGCTCTCTTAAAAGTGTGTTTACGTAGTCATTAAATGAAGTGCCTTCATCTTCCGCTAATTGGCGTATAGCTTCGTGTACGCTCGGTTGTAATAGAAGCTGTGCCCGCTTGCTCTTTGTCTCTATGTATATGGGGTTCATCCTGTAGCCCTCCGGCGCTGCCAATGATCTAAGCGCCCCGCTGCCCTGCTCTGTCGCCTCCGGTGGGTTTTCTTCCCCGTGTACCCTGTCTATGCTTTCCTGGCTTATAAAGTTCATTGCGGGGTGTGTAAAACTTTTCTTACTCATGTGGTTGCCCTTCCTTTGTCTATTTCTTCTATCAAAGCGCTATAATCTTTTGCGGCGTTACTCTTTGGCGCATACGTAAAAATATCTGTACGCATGGCCTGTGCCTCTTTTACGCTGATGTTTTCTCGTATAGGTCTCTTAAAGACTTTTGTATTTAATCCTGCAGCCACTTTTTCAAGGTTTGTTTTCATATCCCTGCTTAAAATGGTTCTTTGGTTGTATCTGGTGATTAAAATACCCTTGATCTTCAAGTTAGGGTTTGTGTAGCGCCTTACGGCCTCTATTGCCCCGTTTAATAGGCCTATCCCTTGTAGGCTGTGTATTTCGGCCTGCGCCGGTATGATAAGGCTATCGGCGGCTGTTAAGGCGTTCACGGTCAAAGCGCCCAATGCCGGCGGGGTGTCAATGATAAAGAAGTCATAGAACG